AAAGCCTTCCATTTACTTCCTTGTAACAATCTAGAATTTGTATCTATATTTAATTGTCTTGTTCCTAAAGAATGCATTGTATTTATGTATGGAAAATCATATCCAGGAAATGTTTTAAATATTCTTTTTCTTGCTTCTTGTGTAGCTGCATTACTAAAAGTAATATAAGCTATTCTTTTTGTATCAGTCTTTAAATTATTTATTTCATTATTTAAATAATGATTTATTAAATGATATGTCTTACCAGTTCCAGGTGGCCCAGGTATTATTGTTCTATTCATATTTCAAAAGGAGCTCTTTTCATTTCTTCTTTTCTAACAATTGGTTTATCTAAATGAATAGTATCCATAGACATTACTCGATAGGATTTTTTATCTATCTTTGTAAATTTTTCTTTAGCATTAAATAATTCTTCTAATTTATGCATAGTCTTTTGATAAGCTAAAAGCCAAGACTTAGATCTTTGTAAATACTTCCAAAAATCTTTAAATAAAAATTGTGATTTACCATTTTCTGTAAAAGGTAAACCTCTTTTTAAATCTTCTAATTTTTTACCTGGAGCTTTATTAATAAAATCCGCAAGTAAATCTTTTAATTGATTATGCACTTTAGATGATTCTGGAGCATCTAATTCAACCATATCTTTAAATAGTTTAACTAACATTTTTCTCCATACTATTTTACCTACAGGAAGCATTGGTTTTCCTATTTGATTCATACATGCCACAGAAAATTTTTCTGCATCATGTAAGGTAAGATCATCAACTTCTACGCTTTTTCCATCAACAGAAACAAAGTAAATTGGTGGATCTGATGGATATTTTTTTAGTTCCGTTATTTCTGAAGGTGGTGTATCATCTCCGACCCCAAATTCTCTTTTAGAACAAGTTTGTGCATCACAAAAACTAACTATTGGATTCTCTTTACATTTATATAAATAGTCTTTTTTAGATACTGATGCTATTAAAGTTTCAACTTCTTTATATGGAATAGCAGGAGTCATAAATTTTTCATTATAAGTATGCATCTTACTTTGCCATTCTTGAGGAAATCTTTTCTTTAAATATACACCCACGTTGTACATCATATTATTTCTAGATCCTTCTGGTATTCCTTCTTTTAAAAGAGTTACTAAACAAGGTGGTGCACCTTTTAATAAATCATCTCCATTATCACCATTACCATTTATTTTTAAATTAAATAAACCTTTCTCAGTCATACTGTATTCATCATACAGTAAAAAGAAGTGTTCTATCTTTAATGGATCACCACTATCACTAAAAGCATATCGAACCGATTTATTAGTTCCATGATAGGGTACATTTAAAAAACTACCCGTATCACCTCTTTCAGCCCTAATGTAATCTTGTTTAGGAAATATTTCTGCTTTAGCATAACCTAAAATAGATGCTATCTTTTTTAATCTTTCTCTCATTAAACTAGCTGCAACAAATTCTTTAGTAAATAAAAATATATGTGCACCACCTGATTTAGATCTAAACAATATTAATGGTAAATGTTTATCTCTAATTTTTTTAATAAATGATTTATGATCAAATGGATAAGTATCAATATCAATACANCCCCATTTACATTTATTATCTTCTCTAATTGGAACTATTCCTAATGCAGGTTCTTCTCCTAATAAATGTGCTCTCCATAAATCATCTGTGACTGGTTTCTTTATTGTAAATGATTTAGCTTCATGCTTTCCATTTTCAGACAATTCTTCTGTGATTCTTGTTTGTCCGTATGCTGTTTGCAGACCAGCAAATATCTCTTTAAATCTTTCTAACATTCCACCCTCTGTAGTTTGGGTGGCATTTCTGCCACCCAGTTAAACAATTACTTACCGTTACTTGCTAAACTTATGTAGAACTGTTTAGCTCTTTCATAAGTTGCACTATCGGTAACAGGACCAACTTTTTGAATATTATATCCATACCATTGGTTGCCTTTGCCTGAATTTAAAATAGTCGTGATTTTGTATACATGACTAAAAGAAGCTGGAGTGTAAGGTCCATTCTTTCCATCTAATGTTATAGACATCATCATCGAGTTCCATTTTCTACTTATCTTACCTTGAGATGAACTCATAGATATTAAAGCAGTTTCAGTAGAACCATCTTCGTCTAATATTAAAACAAAATGTTGTCCAACTGTTAAAATGTAATTACCATTAGGTAATCTATCTTTTTTTGAATTTGGATCTTGAGTTGTTTTACTCAATATATCCGAATCCTCAGGGTATATGTTTTCTGGTCTACCTGATCCAGTACCAAAATCAGACCATTCCTGATATTCCAATTTATAATGACATGGAATAACATTTATTCCTTTTGCNCCATCATAAACTTTCTTGGTTACTGTATTTAGCAACATACCAGGTTCCGCACCTTGAACATAATTTTGATTACGTTTTTGTGCTTCTGCTGATCCATTNTGCAATAGTTTTAATATTGGTAAAGCTAAACTTGATTGCTTTACATTTTCAAAACCTGCGTTTGAATCATCTTCAAACATTATTGAAGATGGTAGTGGTGCTCCTTTCTTTATCGCTACTTGTTTCTCGTTTCTCGTTTCCATTTTCTATTATCTCCTTGTTATTTTTGTTTGACTTCCGGCAAACGTTTTAAATAGATCAGAGGGCATATCAAGTCCAGACTCGATACGCTCCCTGACCACAGCTTTGAGTGTCTGAGAATGAACCCCTTCTTTCTGGACTGGTTCAAAACCCTGACCTCGTGCAAGGACAGCATATTGCGCCGCCTTGTTATCTTCGCCCTTACCAAAGGTCACAGTAATATCGTTTTTAATTATATCACCTAGACCATTGTTACGAAGCCATGTAAAAGCTTGCTCTTTACGTTGAGCATAATCTGAATCAGTCTCATTTATACCTTGCGATACTGACGCATAGTAAAATGGTTTAACTTCAACTGACTCACCATCTTTCAGCTTTAATTTTGTTATATGCATATCCTGCATCATCGCAGGAATTTCTATTTGTGATAATATTTTAGCTTTTTCTTTTAGCTTGTTAATACTATCTTCTGCATTTTGAATTTCATCTTCTAGATCTCTTAATTCTAGAACCTTATCGGATAAGGATTTTGCTGCATCGACTTGAGTTACAGATTTTATCTGATCATCCTCAAAATTTATTGTATTCATAGTTATTTTCTTTCTGGTTTAAGTTAACTTCTAAAGGGTAATATATTCTTTCTTGTTTGTCCCACTTTAAAAGGTTGTACACTCCGTTAGTATAATCAGAAACTATGGAACATGCAATACCTATAACTGCAGGATCACCTGTTAATAATAAATAATCTGTAGATCTATAATCTTTTAGCAAAAGTTTTAATTTTGCAACAGTAGGTCCAGTGCTTAAAGTTATTTGCGCATTTTCAGGCAACAATACTTTTAATTTACCAAATTTAGATGCACCAATAATATTTATTTTAGGTGTACCCATTCGGCTACCAGGAACGTCCTGTACTACATATACTATTTTATCTTCCATATTTCTTTAACAGCTATATACGTTTTTATATATAGCTGTCAAGTCTTACTTTTTACTAAGCCAGTAATGCTCACAATCGTTATAAGGTAACATTATTTTACTTTAATTTTTTTACCTTCGTGAATTTCTGGATTTTTAAGTCCTAATTTAATTTTTAAAAGACCGTCAACCATTTCAGCTTCATCTACAATAACGTTAGATGCTAATTGAAATTGTTTAACAAATTTTCTAAGTGCTAAATTTTTTTGAACGTATTCAACGTTTTTATCGTCAATTTTACCTTCAATTGTTAAAACACCATCNTTAACTTCAACAAGAATATTTTCTTTATTGTAGCCAGCAAGACCTATNTCTAANCCATATTTTCCTTTTGAATATTTTACAATATTNAAAAAAGGGAATGAAGGTATTTTAGACCAATTATCAAATATATTATCAAATATATCTGCAGTATGTTGTACGAATTGATTATGGAACTCATCCACATTGATAAGACCATTGTTTGGGAATAATGAATTGTAATTCATAATTATCTCCTATTAGTTAGCAAGTTAATTAAGTCTGCCCACATGGCACAACTATAANTATTATATAAGAATTAATTATTTAATGTCAAGAGGGATTTCANTTAAATCGTGTTCACGATCTAAAAATTTNTAAGCTATTTTAGTTGCACCAAAATCTTTTTTAATTTTATTACATATTTTAACAGGATCAAACTCACTGCAAGAATATACATCAAATTGCATTAATCCAGGATTAACTTCGTCCCAAAAATGAGCTGCTATATGAGATGTTTCTATTACTGCAACACCTGTTAAACCTTTGTTGCCTTTAACATGAGAATATTTAACATGAGGACCAGACATAATTTTCATGCCTATATCTCTTATAAATAAATTTAACCAAACACGGAAAAATGATTCACTTTGGGGAGGCCTCGCAACTTCTGCCCGAATAATTAAATGTTTGTGGACGAGTAATTTATTTTCCATAAACGCCTAATATAGTCTTTTGACTATGGGATCAAGAAATATTTTTACAAGAACGAATTATATCTGATAGCTCCTCGCATCTCTTTGGAGACTGACGATGCCACTCTGAAGTTAACATTTGATATGCTGCTGTATCATAATCTTCTGCCATTAAAGCATTAAGCATAAGTTTAAATTTAGATACTCCACCTATACCAAGTTGGAAAATCATTTCTACAATAACTCCTATAGCTTTATTTGGAAGATTATAACCATCTAATAATTGTTGAGCTTGGTCTAAAGCATTTTGAAAATCTTGTTCAAATAAATCATTTAAAACAGATGTTTCGTAATATTCACCATCTTTAAATGAATCTGTTGGTAAAACTAAATGACCATAACCTATAGTTCTTTTACCTAAAGAATCTTTATATACTCTGTTATTAAATCCTTCGTGACCTTTTATTCTTTCTTTTACATCTTCAAACATTTATATAATATGATAAAATTTAAGTACCATTGTAATAACTAATAGTATTATAGAACCTAATCCACTAATTATCATTTTTGTTAAAGTATCCATTTTATTGTGCATTTTATCTTGACCTTCTGATAATTCTCTTCTTATATTTCGTATATCATCTTTTAAATG